ATAATACCAATTGGTGTAATTGTCTACATTGTTTAGTAAGAAATTAAATAACGATGGTTCTAAACTTTCAGAGGTTAAATTATTACCTACTGATGCTTGGTAGATATATTCAAATGTACCTGCAAGTTTAACACATTCATTATTACTCCATACTAATTTTTGGTTAGGATCGGCTATTGTTGCATTTTCCATCAATTGCGTACCAACTCCTAAACCTGTTAATTGTTGGTGATTTTGTTGTATGTAATTATTATAAACATAATAAGCAATAAGGCTAATTCCCTCGCTATTTATTAAGCCGTTCCAATGTACTGTGTAATCAATATCATTTTTTGTAACTGTATAATCAGCACCTTCAACTAAATCTTTCCATTCGTCATTTTCATTAGTATCATAATTAGTTACAAGTTGATTATACAAGTCGTAGCCTAATAGCTGAACTAATATATCCTTCTCATAAAGAACTACATAGTTAGCTAAAAATGCCGTTTCGTCCTTACCTAGGTTAGGAATCTGCAAAGCGCCTTTGAAATAATCAACATTTATAAACATTATTCTTTAGTTTTATATAAGGGATATTATACTCCCTTATTGTTATTTACTCCAAGTAATTGTAATTAGTGTAGTATCTGAGGCTGTGCCTCCTCCTACTACCCTGTAATATCTAAATGGATTGTTTTGTACATCTACTAACCAGATAGCACCATTAGTAATTGTTAAAGTATCATTAGGATATGATTTAAACATATTGGTAGTTTCTTGTACTGTAAGGTAACTAACGCCATCTACAGAACCTTGTAATATTAAAGTACCATCTGAGGTACCTCCAATTTGAGTACATAGTGCTTGAATTTGATTAGCTCCCCTCATTCCAGTAAAATTAACAGTTTCATTACCTTGTAATGTGTCTGTTATTACTGTTTGAGAATTAGCACTGAATGCTAATAAAACGAACAATATAATTATTAAATGTTTCATGGTATTATTTTTTAGTGTTACGTGTCTTAACTTCTACTGCATCACCTGTTTTAATTACGGCTCTAGCAATACGTATCGGCAAATCTTTTTGTTTACCTCTCATTTTTACGTTATAAAACTTATCTGTAAATTTTACTTTCATCTTATGAAGTTTTAAATAAGGGGTATATTCCAACCCCTTATAAGTTTATTTATACTGCTGGTACAAGTAATGCCGCTGCGATAGTTGCATAAGTACCTTTTACTAATGTTGTTTTCTCATTAGTTGAGATATACTTTAAGTATCTCGACTCACCAATAATGGTTCTTTTGTTCTTACTGAAATCATCAGCATCCCAACCCATTACTAGTTTATTCTTATATCTACGTACTCTATACTTTTTCATGTCACCTAGTACGAAATCACCCTTAGTAATTTGAGTAGTCTTAATGATATTTAAACCATTAACTGTCATTCTTCCTGCTACGGTTTGAATGCGTGGAACATTACTTGACTTAACCAATTGGAATGCTGCAATGTCTACTGGGTGCATCACAATTGAAGTAGGATTAAATCCACTTAAATCAGATTGCGCTGTAGCTGCTACAATAGCATCAATTAGGTCTGCACTCTCAACAGTATCATCATAATCAGTTAGACTGAATGTAGTTGCGGCAGCAATAACGGCTGTTAACACATCTAACGATTCAGCTATTCTAAGCTTCTCATTTAATACTCTGTCAATTTCGCCAGCCATGTAAGAAATATCTTCTAAAGCTTCCTCGGTTACTTTTACAAGACCTGTTTTCTTAATTGCATTTACTGTAACCTCTTGGAAGTCTACATCAATTTGAGCCTTAGCAATACCCTCCGCAGTTGTTGCAATTGTACCCTCACCCTCAACCTCATCAACATAAACAATAGTCGCTTTATCAGAACTACCCATGTCCACCTCATCTAAGATAGTTTGTTGAATACTACGATTAACTTGGTAAAGTTCGCCCTGAGTGCCTAATATACTCATTACTGGCTGCGTTACTGCATCAACTACATTGGCAGTTGTTACTACACCAACGGTTTTAACTTCAAATTCTGTTTGACCAGTCTTTTCAATTAATCCTTTTAGTGCTTTAGAATCAACTAATAAATCTCTAGTTGTACCTGCTTTCTTTTGACCAAAACCGCTATCTTTAATTTTAGCCATTACTAGCCCTTGCGCTTCCATTGCGCTTTTAAGCTCTGTTAAATCTTCATTTACATTAAGCTCTTTTACTTGGATTTCCAATGAATCAAACTTTGCGTTCAAATCTTCTGGAGTTGCATATGTAGGTAAATTGCTTTTAAATTCTTTCAATTCTGCCTGTAATGCTTCAATCATGTCTTTCTTTTCCATTATAAAATGTTTTTAAATATTTGTTTATAATCTAATTCGAGTGCATCACTTTGCGGCTCTATGTACGTTTTTAGAGTGCTAATAAGCGACTCTATCTTTATTCCTTGTTCGTTTGTTATATCACCCTTAGTTAAATGATCCGTTAATTCCTTAATGCTTTTTAATATATCATCAGAACTTTTAAGGCTTTTAATATCTAGTAGAGGTGTTTCTGAATTAGCCCCCATTGCTACGGTGCTATATTCATACATTTTTAATTCTGCTATTTCTTCGCCTTTAATATCGCTGTTGTCATTACGCTTTAATGTTTCATACATAAAACTATGTTCTAATGTTCTGTCATTAGCTGCAAAGAATTTATAATTACTAAATAAGTCCTTAGCTTTTTGCAATTCCATATTTAATACACTCTCCACTATTGCATGATCGTCTGTTTCGTACATCTTTAATGGCAGCCCCACAACAGATTGATACTTTAATTCATGATCTAATACATGTTTAATCCTATTTGAACCTTCTTTAAACGTTTTGGCGAATGCACCTTTACGTACAATATCGCCATAACTATCTATGTTATCGAATTTGGATATAGCAATAGTAACTATACCTTTTTCGTTAACGTCTTTTACTTGGTATTTGAAACTTTTGCTTTTCATTTTTTATTCATTTTGATTTGTAAATTCTCCTGATAGCTCAACTTTCTTTTTTTCTTCTCCTCCTTCAAACCCTGTAGCGTTTCTCGCTTCCTTTTCCGTAATAAGTCCATCATTCCACAGTTTAGTATTTGAACTAACAATTTTATCATAATCTTCTTGCATCGCTGCAATTTGTGAGTAATCAGCTTTTAAAAATTCATTAGCAGGTAATTTAAACACCTTAGACAATAGTTGTAAGTAATTATCCATATAAGGAATTACAGTATCTTCATAAAATGCAGTCTTTGCTAGTTTTTTATTATTGTAAGTATTATTACCTAGTCCAAATAGAGCAGGATCAATACCTAATACATTGCATATAATTGTAAAGTCTTGTGTTTTGTTGGTTGATAGTTCTAATTCACCTGCATTCATGCCAATTTGATTAACATTAACTCCACGTGGTAATACTGCCACTGGTTGTTTATTTCCTGTTAAGCCAAACTTTTGATAAAACGATTTTTGCATCTTAGTAGCATCTTCCTTACTAATTGTTTGATCTTGCAATGGTGATACAATAGCAACAGCGCCTCTATCTCTTAATAGCTTTATCCTTGCTTCATAGTTATTTGTCAGGCTATCACTTGTAAGAATAGCACTCATTAACCTACTACGAGCTTCATAATAGTTATTATCTATTAGGCTAGTTTCTCTCTGCACTAACACTTGATCTTTAGCAATTGTAATGTTATTGCCCCCTAATGTAGTTTCATAAGATGCAATTTCATTTACTCGAATATCAGTATCTTTTTTATTTAATAAAATAGGTGTGGTATGTTGAGTTGGTAGTATGTATAATTGCTTAATAGTTCTAAATCCAATAGGCATAACCCTATTGATATAGCCAGTACCTAACATAATCCGATTAAGAAAAAACATCTTAACAAAGTCATTTTCTGTTTGAAATTGGTTAGGAGTTTCAATTATAGCCATCACCTTGCTATCTTTTACAATAGCTGATTCTTTACCTGATTGCCTATAATGATTGAAAGGTATAGTGCTTAGTGAATCAATTATATAATTAACAGGAGATTGAACTTCTGGCAATTCATTGTACATTGATATTAATGCATCGTCTGATTGGCTAGTTGCATCAATAGAATAGAAAGTTTGATTGTCCCATATCTCAGGGATTACTGTAGGTGTATTTATTATTGCCTTCTTATTGAAGTTGAATAAATCTTTAATATTCATTTGCAAACGTGTTTTAAAACATCTACAAAATTACATAAAATATTTTAATATGTCATAATTATTTTTAATAGACGTCCCAACTGCCAACATTAAGACTCATAAATCCATATCTCGATGCATCCCAAAAGTGATTAAATTTATCTATTGGTTGATTAATAGCGATACCATTAACCTCTTTAAAACAATAATTCTCCTGCTCTATCTTTGCCTCATTGGATAAATGGTTTAATACTATGTTTATACGCTTATCCTTCATCTTTAAGAGCCAATACATTATACTTTTAGTTTTACTAACCTTTGATATATTCCATTCAAATTGTTGTAGCTCCCTAACCATTTCAACAGTACCTTTATTTTCTCCTGTGTATTTATCTGAACTATCAGCGGTACATACTATTTTTGTGTCAATACCTTTAGCAATACAATAGTCATTTATTATACTTGCGGTTTCTGTAGGTTGATATAGCAATAATTCTAGGTAGATATTATTTTCATCTTCGCCTACCTTTACTAATGCGGTAGGATCGGAAGTAAAACCAAAATCTAACCCATGTATTGGAGCAATATCACTAGGCCATTCTTCAATATATTTAACATTACTAAATATTAAACCTTC